AACCGCAATTATATCCTAATCGAGAAGTATAAAAAATATGTAGATATGATCAACGAGCGAATATCCGAGCACGAACAGCAGGCATCATTATTTGGAGGCGATCATGTATGAGCATAATTTCGCAGGCAGTGGAACAGGCAGCAAAAAACGAAAGGTTGCACTTGGGTGCAGGAAACCGGATCAAAAAGGGCTGGGTGAACCACGACTTAAAAAAGCACAGGCCGGAGATCGACGTGGCTTGGGATTTGAACGTTTTGCCGTGGCCGTGGGAGGACGAAACTGCCGATCAGATTTGTTCAATGACTGTTTTTGAGCATCTGGACATTGATCTGGTTGCAGCGCTGGACGAATGCTGGCGTATTTTACGGCCGGGCGGCATTTTATACGTTAAGCTGCCGAACGCTTATGACGCGGAGCAGTGGGCAGACCCGACGCATCGGCGCGTGTTTACGTTGAACACTTTTAAGTTCTTTGATATAACGAAACAGCGCAAAACGACGGACTTTTATACCGACCGGCTTTGGTATATATTGGACGAAGGCTTTACCGGCTGGACTAACAAGATAACCGGCATAAGGAGCAGCGTGTTTGCTGAACTGCAGAAGCCAGAAAGGACTGATAGCGAATGAAGGTGCATATAATAAGGGATCGGCCGAACGGCACGATGATTTTAAGCCGCAAGGCGCAAGTTTTACGGGATGAACTGGGCTGGGGCTTATCTGCTACGGCGGATCCGGCAGCCGATCTGCAGTATGCGTTCTGTTACCTTGATTATAAGGATCGCAGCTTACCGTTCGCGGCATATTTCACCCATCGGGAGGATATGCGCGCGGATAAAGTGTTGGAGTGGGAGCAGGCAGCGAAAAAAGCAGTGCTGCGCGTTACCAGTGCGCAGCAGTATTATAACGACCTGCAGGAATACGGGCCGACGGTTAAAATATTGCCGCCGTTGGATCGTGAAAAGTTTAGTATCCCGGCAGCAGGTGTTAAGCCGGCAGGCAAGCGGCCGGTCGTTGGCGTTTCCGGTTATGTTTACAGCGGTGGCCGGAAGGGTGAATGGTTGCTGGATGAAGTTATGGCAACGGACGCCGGCAAGGCTTTTGAATGGCGTGCTTGCGGCAAGGGTTGGCCGATACCGACAAAACAATATAAGTTTGATCAACTGCAAGACTTTTACCGTTACAATATAGACATTCTGCTTTGCACTGCTTTAATTGAAGGCGTGCCTTATCCGCCGCTGGAAGCGTTGGCTTGCGGCCGGCCGGTTGTGATCCCTTATGGCGTGGGTTTAATGGATGAATTGCCGGAAATGCCGGGGATCGAACGTTACAAGGCCGGCGATGTTGAAGATATGCTGGCAGCTTTGGATCGTGCGGCAGCCGCGCAAGTTAAGCCGGAAGAATTAAGGGCTGCAACTGAACCATTCGATCAGCTTGCATGGGCTAAATCGCACGCTGACGCCTTTGCAGAAGTGGAGCAGGTGTTATTACATACGAAGCGGAGCGAAAAGCCGACACAGGCGGACAGGTTAGATGACAGCAGCATTAACAGGCGCAAAGACCGGGGAATTTACGTTGTGGCTTATGGCGCGGCCGCAAGGAACCGCGCGCGCGTGCTGGTTAACAGCGTGCGCCGTTATATGCCGGATATACCGGTGGCCGTTGCAAGCGAAGAACCGCTTACCGAACCAGAAGCGGATCACTGGATACAGTATGACGGGGATCCGGGCGTGGGCGCGCGACTGGTTAAGCTTAACGCTTACAATTTAGCGCCGGCAAGCTGGCAGCAGGTGCTTTATTTAGACGCCGACACGGAGTTAACGGAAAGCGTTGATTACCTGTTTTATTGCTTGGATCAAGGCTGGGAGGCAGTGCTGGTTAAAGAGGTTAACAAAAATCATCGGCATATTGCGCCGGGCAGAGATTATGAATATACGCTGGAAACTATAGGCAGGCCAGAAGGGAACGATGCTTGGTTGGCTCCTTGCGGTGGCGTTATAGCTTTTAAGCGTTGTGCTGCAGCAAAACGGTTCTTTGATACGTGGCTGCAGGAATACGGCGAAGGGCAAGCGCGCGATCAGCCGAGCTTATTGCGTGCGTGGTTTAAAACAAAGCTGCGCGCTTGGTTTGTAGGCAATGAGTGGAACAGCTTTACAAAGCACGCGCACGAAAACCGTTACCGGATCATTAAACATTACAGCGGCACGGCCAGATCAGGGCGCAGCGGTGAAACAGTTAAGGTGATAAATACCGGCAGCAAGGCCGTTGAACGTGCCGGGCATACGTTTTATCCGGGCGCGACCGTGCTGGTTAATAAGCAGCGCAAAGGCTTTAATGAGATATTGGCTTGTAATTCGCTGCAGATTGTGAGAAAATAAGGTATAGGAGGGCAATTAAAATGAAAAGCAGATACAAGCAGGAGCTTTTATCGCGCAAAAGGCAAGAAATGGTTGTGGTTAACTTAACGGAACGAACCTTTTACCGGGCAGGCTATGAATTTCCGCCGAAGCAGGAAACAACGGTGTCGGTGCTTCCCAGTGAGGTCGCGGAAATAAAGGCTTGCAGGGCGTTAAATATTTTCCACAAAGGTATCCCTTGCGACTTTCCGGGTTGCGACTTTGTGGCTAAAAGTGATCGGGCGCTATATGCGCATAAACGGAAACATAAGAAAAAAGGTGGTGCAAAGTGGGATGACGCAGAACCAGAAGAAGTATAGCAGCGCGGATGAAGTTGTGCGCGCGACAGGCGTGCAGGCGGAAGATCTCGGCTTTGCGAACAATTATGAGCTTAAGCAGTGGCTTAACGATCGGCTGGTTGAAATAAAAAGCTTAATTGATGCCGACCGAAACCGGGATTATCACGCAGAAGTTAAGAGGGGCGAACGCGATCAGGTGCCGCCGGGCATAGAAGGGATCGCGTTGCGCATGGCTGGGAACTTGGTTGCGCATATAATAGCAAGGCAGCAAACGCCTGTTATACGTGTTGACGATTGGCAGGTTAGGGTCGCAGAGGATCAGGTGTTTACGAACGCGATTAAAAAGGATCTGCAGCGGTTCCCTGCCGGCCGGCGCTTCCGTTTTCACGTATTAGGCAGCAGCAGGGAGGATAATTAAGTTGGGTGATTGGCAGGTAGATTTTAACGAAGAAGAAATGCGCGAATGGTTGGGTCTGGTTGAAAAAGCTTATGACCGCGCGCTGGAATATATGGCTGCAGATGTTTGGGGCAATATTAAGCGTGAAACGCCGACCGATCATGGTAAACTTGCAGGCAGCTTCGCGCTGGAAAAAATATCGCGGCTAAAATGGCGGATTTATACGATGGTATATTATGCCATGTATGTTCACGAAGGAACCGGTATTTACGGGCCGGTCGGTCATCCAATAGTGCCGCGCAGAGCGCGCTTCTTAGTGTTTGAATGGCACGGCCAGACATGGTTCTTGCGCAGCGTCCGGGGCCAGAAGCCGAACCCGTTTGCTGACCGGGCAATGGATACCACGGCCGGCCGGGTGCAGGAATTTACAGAGCGCGCGGTGGCTGAAACTGCTTAAGGAGGGCTATTATGCCGAAGTTAATACAGCTTGATGAAGCTTTGGAAGGTATATTGGACAGCGTTAACGCCACGCTGGAAGCGGCTGCAGGTGAAACAAAGCCGCTGGGCAAGGTTACTGCAATAATACGCGGCGATCGCAAACGCACGCAGCCGAAAACTCCGGCAATATGGACGCGGATCCTAAACGCGGAGCCGGATTATACAAGGCGCAGCATGGCGGAAGTATGGCGCGCGGACGTGATCCTGCTGGGCATAGTTAAAAACCAGAACCCGGATCAAGGATCCCGGGAAGCGACCCGGCTGGCAGCAAGGGCGCGCAGTGAAGTTTTAAAGGATCGGAGTTTGGGTTTACGTGAATACGTGCAGGACGTGCGAAGTGGTATGTTTGAACCGAGTGGGCCGGAGCTACAAAGCAATGAAAACTTGTTTACGGCCACGGCGCTCCTGCAGGTTCACTTTACCATATTAGAAACAAATCCTTAAGCAAAGGAGGGCGATAAAAAATGACTGGTAAAATTAGGCGTTATTGCGGCATAGTTGAAGAATTGGAGTTTGGCGAACAGCCGGCGCCGGATCCGGTTGTCCATCTGGACATAACAAGCGCAGGGCTGGACGTGCCTTCGGATACGAATATTATCTATGAAGGCGGCGCGCGGCGATCTGCGCGGTTATACAGGCCGGGCTTTTATGCGCCGGAAGGCGATATTGTTTACGGCTTGGACATAAGGACGATCGGCTGGTTCTTGAAGTGGGCGCTGGGCAATTACAAGTTCAATGCTCAAGGCGGATCTAAAAACCTTCACGAATTTTACGGCACGCATAACGTCAGGCTTCCCAGCTTTTGCGCGCGCGTGGGCAAGGATCTGTTTGAACATATTTTCAGCGGTTGTATTATAAACAGCTTGGAAATTAACGTTGGCGACGCTTTGTGCGTTGCAACGGCGAACGTGATTGCCAAAAAAGACGCAAAAGGCGCGATCGAAAGCGGCGAGTTAAGCTTCCCGGAAGAATATCCGTTGGCGTTCCATGAGGTTACTGCTTACCTTAACAGCGGCGAAATTAGCGCAAAGGTTAAGGAGTTAACTTTAACGATCAATAATAACGCAACGGCTGCAGACGGGCGGCATATAGGCTCGCGCCATCCCGGACAGGTGCCGGTGGGTGATCGGGAAACGACCTTAAGCTTGGAGCTATTCTATGAAGATACGGATATGCTTGAAAAGTTTTGGGGCGGTTCTACCGGGCCAGCAAAAAGCGGCTCCGATGAATTTAGCATGAAGCTTGAATTGGACGCCGGCGATTATGGCAAGCTGGAAATTGACCTGCCGAAGCTGGTTAACGTTACAGCAGAACAGCAGCCGAGCAATCGGGATGAAATCGTGCAAAGTGTTGAAGCGCGTGCGTTTATTGATACCGTGGAGCTTGACGGCGGCGAAGAAGTGGAAACGGAAATACTTTGTTCGCTTGAAAACGAGCAGGCCGAAATGGAACCTGCAAGTTAATATATAATGCGGAAAGGAGCTTGTTAAGATGGGTGAACAAGTAAACAGGTTAAACAAAGCGGCGTTATTACAGGGCCGGGATCAGGTGTTTTATGAATACTTTGAAGAACTGGACGGCGAAATAGCACTTGCGCCGCTTACCGACGGCCAATATTCACAGGCGGAAGCGGTCAGGGCAACGGGCGCTTCCATGAGTGGCCGGCCGGTTATGGATAAGGACGGCAACGTGGATCGGGCCGCGACAAGTGGGCAGCTTGAATTTAAAATTGATATGCAAGCTGCAGCAAACGCGGACTTTGAAGCTGATTGTTTGGCCGTGGCTTACAGCTTAAGCAATGGCAGCGGCGAGCAATGGACTGATCGGGAGGTTAAGGCGTTGCAGCCGCCGGGCATTGTCCACAAGATAGCTGCTAAAGTTTACGAAATAAGCGGTGCAAACCAGCAGCAGATTGAGCAGGTGCGTTCCTTTCGCGGAAAGCGCGGAGGGGCAGAACATGATAAACCTTCATCTGGCAAGCGTTCCGCTGGTAAAAAGTCAAGCTGATATGACGCCGCTGCAGCGCGCGTTCTTGGAAGCCGGCATTTCCTACGCTTACACAAAGCAACGGGAAGCCGTGTTTGGCAAGGGCGGCGCTGCAGGCGGCATGAGCAGCGGCGGATCGCATAAGGATAAACGGGAAGAAATGAAAAAGCGCACAGCGCAACGGAAAAGAGGTGGTTAACGTTGGCAACTATGGAAATTATACTGCGCGCGGTGGATCAAGCTTCCGATGTTGTGGAAGGGATCGGGCAAACAACCGAAAAGGCGGCCGGCTGGATTGATCAAAACTGGACAAAGATCGCAGCCGGGGCCGCTGCAGCCGGCGGCGCGATGGAAATGGCCGCGCGCAAACAGGCGCCGTTAACTGAACAAACGCAGCGCCTTTCTAATGCTTTGGACATGGCAGAAGATGAAGTGCGCGATCTTGCGCTGGGCATGTCTGACGTTACCTTCCCGATCGATGAAGTTTTGGGCTTAATGGAAAAAGGCCGGCAGCAGGGCATTGAAAGCGCGGAAGCGTTGGAAGAATATGCGTTGTTTTGGGATCAGGTTGGCGATGCGACCGGCTTAAGTGCTGAACGGTTGGCCGAAAGTTCGTCTGCACTGCGCGCGGTTGGCATTGCCGCCGGTGAAGAAGCGCAAGCGCTGGACGCCTTTGGTTATATAACGCAGGAAACAAGCGGCAGCGTGGATGATTTTATGCACTTTATTGATCGCACGGGGCCAGAACTGCGCGAAATGGGTGCAGATGTGGACGATGCTGCAGCCGTGCTGGGTGCTTTAGAGCATGAACTTGGTATGAGTGGCCGCACGGCGCGAACAGAGTTTAGGCAGGCGATCAATGAAGCGAATGGCGATATGGGCAAGGCGCTTGAAACGCTGGGCTTAAGCGAAGAACAGTTTAAGGAATACCGGGGCGCCGTTGCAGATAGCAGCGATGTTATAGAAAAAAATGCGGAAGCGCACGAAGAAAGTTATACCACGATGCAACGTTTGCAGGCGCGCGCGGAGGATCTTATGTATCAATACGGCGATTTGATCGGCGTTGTGGGTGATTTTGCGCCGCTTATGATGGGATTAGGGCCAATATTAAAAGGCGTTACCACGGCCAAAAAGGCGCTGGGTGCAGTGTCTATGAAGGCAATGGTGCCGGCTATTGTAGGCGCAACGAAGGCAGCTTGGGGCTTTACGGCTGCACTGCTGGCGAACCCGATAACGTGGATCGTGCTGCTGATAGTTGGCTTAATAGCGGCGATCGTGGCTTTATGGAAAAACTGGGATACAGTTAGCGAAAACTTGGTTAAGGCTTGGGATTGGATCCGGGAACGTGCGACCGCTATATGGGAAGGAATTAAAAACTTTTTTAAACAGGTCTGGCAGGTGATAAGCGGCATATTTGAAGCCGCGCTGCAATTTATAATCGACCTGTTTATGAAATATCATCCGCTGGGGCTTATTATAAGCAACTGGGAAGAAATATTAGACTTTTTCCGGGATATATGGAGCCGGATCATTGGAACCACGGATACCAGCTTGGATGATATTGTAAACTTTTTTGCTGAATTGCCGGGCCGGATTTGGGAATGGCTGGTCAACTTGGTTGCGCGGATCTTTAACTGGGATAACGATATGCGACAAGCGGCCATTGATGCCGGCCATAACTTTATTGAAAACTATATTAATTTTATACGGCAGCTTCCGGGCCGCGTTTGGACTTGGCTGGTTAACGTTATTAACCGGTTTATTAACTGGCGGAACACAGTGGTCAGCAGGGCGGCCGAAGCTGGGCGCAGTTTATTAAGAGGATTTATGGACGTTGTGCGCAACTTACCGGGGCAGCTTTGGGATACGCTGCAACGAGCCGTCCGCAACTTAATGAACATAGGCGGTGCGCTTTGGAACGCTGCAAGGAACGCAGGGCAGCGGATCTGGAACGGGATCAGCAGCGCGCTGGGCATAAGCTCGCCTTCCCACGTGGAACGGGCGATCGATGCAATGGCGGATCGGGCTGCTGAATTGCCGGGTGAAATGCAACGGCATTTCGGCCAGATTGAAGGGCTGCAGCCGGAGCTTGACGCTAATGTTAACACGGCAACTTCCGGCCTGCGCGAAGGCGGCGTTACGCGCAGCGAGTTAACTATAAAGCACGACCTTGAAAACGTGCCGGATCACATAGACGAAAACAAGCTTGCGAATATGTTAGCGCAGACCTTAAAGCGGCCAGAAATGCGCCGTGAGCTTGATAAGGCCGGGCATAAAACAAAGCAGCGCTTTAAGGCTCAAGGGAGGGAAATCTAATGAAGTTTGATGTTTTAAAGTTTAACGGCAAACAAAGCGATGACCCGGAACTTGGGATCGAATTATGGCAGGCGTGGCGCCGGCCGATCGCAGCCGGAACACGTGATCGGCTGGTTGTTATAGACGGGCGAAACGGTGTTATTGATCACGGCGGCGATCTGCAGGAGTTGGAGATCGAATGCGAGTTTGTTGTGGCTGCTGATAGCATGGAAGATCTGCGCAGCAAGGCGCGCGCGATCGCAGCTTGGTTGCATACGTGGGAGCCTGCTGAACTGCTTTTTGGCGATGAGCAAGACAAATATTATAACGCGCGCAGGGTCGGCAGCATTGATCAGGAGCAGATCATTAACACGGGTGAAGGCAGCGTTACCTTTATGATACCGGAAGGCTGCGCGCTTGCTAAAGACCTGAAAGAAAAGGCTTACAGTTGGCCGCAAACAAACGAAGGAACGCTGCAGTGTCCGGCCGTTGTTACTTTTGAAGCGCCGTACGAAATGGACAAGGTTGTTTTGCGGCTGGCAGGCACGGACAAGGCGATTATATTAGACAAGACCGTGGCCGCCGGCGCGGAGGTTGTTATTGATACCGGGCTTTGGACTGTTACCGTGGCCGGCGAAGATGAACGGAAGAATATAGCTTTTCATTCTTATTGGTTTTGGCTGCCGGTGGGTGATTTTACGTTGGAACTGGCAGATCAGGAAGAAGGCGGCGAAATTAGTCCGGTTTATTTTAACCTGCAATACAGGGAGCGTTATATATAATGAACAGTATAATTATTTTAAATAGCGATCTGCAGCGCATAGCGGATCTTGACTGGGCAAAGGCTTTGAACCCTGTTTTGGAGCAGGACTATCGCGACGGGGAGCAGGTTTTTAGCTTTGATTATCCGGTTATAGATGAAGAAGCTTTTAAGCTGGGTGAAAACAGTGATCAGGACGCGGCTGTTTTGGTTATAGCTGACCCGGATACTGGCGACCTGCTGCCTTTTACCATTACTGAAATTGAACATTATAAAGATAATAACCGGGATCATATAGCAGTATCGGCCGAAGGGCTTTATTATGAACTGGCAGACGGGCCGGTGCGCGATTATGACTTGATCAGCGCAACGGCTGCCACGGCGATCGATCATGCTTTAGAAGGAACCCGGTGGCAGCTTGGAGAGGTTGCTGCAGGCTTTAACACGGCCAATATATACCGGCAGGAAGCGAACCCGTTGGAAATGCTGCGCCGGATCGCGGCGGAGTTTGACGGGATCTTAAGGTTCCGCATGGAATACAGCGGCGCGCAGGTTACGGCTTTTAAGGTTGATCTGCAGCAGCCGGACGATCAGTTTAAAGGCTTGCGCTTTGAGTTTGGCCGCAATTTAAAAGGCGTTGAAATTGTTACCGATTATTCGCAACTTAAGACGGCGCTATACGGTTTCGCGCAGGGCGATGAATTGGATCTGGACGCTGAACTTGAAGAACCTAAAAAAATGACCTTTGCAGACGTGCAATGGCTGGCAAAGGTGCTGCACTTTAACGGAAGTTCGACCTTTGTGGACGTTGGGTCACGGGAGGACTTTGATCATACGGACATTGAACTTACTTTTAGGACGGACAGCAGCAGCGGAACGCAAGTTTTGGCCGCTGGGCTTTATGAAAACATCTGCTTGTTCTTGGTTGATGGCAATATATGGCTTACCGGCTGGCAAGTTTTAAACGGGCCGACGGTTACTGACGGCGAATGGCATACGATCAGGGCTTATAAGCACGCGGTTCTCAATCTTTGGTTTATACAGGTTGACGGTGAATACGTGGAGCGCGAAATGTCCAGCGATCAAGATAGCGTTTTAAGTCATTGGTTTGGCTTTGGGGCGCGGATCTATCCGGCGCCGGGCGACACAGAAGATCACTTTGAAGGTGAGATCCGCAACGTTAAAGCACGCGAAAATGAAACCGTGATTAATCATTGGCCTTGCGGCGATGGTGAAGGCACGGACATTGAAGATATAGTTGGCACGGACGACGGCACGGCAACGGATCCGGGCTGGCAAGACGAAGATCGCTATAATAAGCCGCTGGGCCAAAAGTGGGTCGGTTGTGATGAAGCGCGCGAAAAATACGGGCTTTATGACCCTGATACCGGGCAGCGGTTACACAGATACGGGCAGCATGAAAGCGAAGCAACTACAAAAGGCGCTTTGTTGGAAGCAACGGCGGAAGTGCTTGATCGGCGCAAAAAGCCGCGCGTTACCATTACAGCGGATCCGGCCGATCTGGCGAAGGCAAAGGTTACAGATACCGTTACCGGGCAGCCGGTGCAGCTTGATCACGAAAGCTTTAAGCTGGGTGATTTATGCCATGTTATAGCACGGCATAAGGACATTATTGCAGCGCTGGAAGTGCGTATTGTTAGGCTGCGCCGGAACCTGAATAATCCAGTGGAAGCCGAAGTTGTTATGGGTGATCCGGTGCCGCTGGACAGTGATTATATAGACAGGCTTGATCGTAAAATGGCAGAGCAGGCGCGGCAGCAGCGCCGGCTTGATCGTGGCCGTGGGCAAACAACTATAACGATCGCGAGTGAAGATACAAGCCGTCAGCCGTGGTATGCTGATATTATAGTGCCTGCAGGCGCAGATAATTTTCAAGTTTATCTTGAAAAGGCCATGAACATGCTGCGCGATAAAGACAGCGGCGGCCGCGTGGTTATACTGGAAGGCAAGTATATTTATAATTCGGAAATGCTGGTTGGCTTCTGGCGCGAAGGCGCGCCGCCGGGCATTATCCCGAACGTTACCGTGGCCGGGCAGGGCGCCGGCACGGAGCTTCACTTAAAACAAGGGCTTGATTATGGCGTGCGCGGTTTGGTATGTTACGGGGCCGGCGGTGTAAACGTGCAGGACTTGGCAATATACGGCCATAAGGAAACGCATGATGAGGAAGAAGCCGGGCATCAGAACGGGATCCATTTTATAGGCGGATCCGGGGCCGAGTTTAGGAACTTAACAATTAAAGGCTTTGCAAGCAGTGGAATTTTAACGTGGCAGGTTAAGCGCAGCAAGATCATTGATTGCGTTATTAGCGATTGCGATCTGCAGGGCATTAACTGCACGGTTACTGATGATGATCAGATTGTTGATGAGTTTGGCACGGAAACTTCTGATATTATTATTTCGCGAAATAGCTGCTTTGATAACGAAAGCAATGGGATCCGGGCAAGCACTGCAACGGGCTTTTTAATTGCAAACAATAGCTGCAACGAAAATTATCAGGGCATACGGATCAACGATTTGGATGACGGCAGCATAACCGGGAACACTTGTAAAAAGAACGAAGCAAACGGTATCGTTATAACAGACGGTTGCAGCAATAGTGAAATATCCGATAATCTTTGTGTTGAAAATGATATGAACGGGATTTCAATGGGTGATAAATCGGTGCAAAACAATATTAACGCTAATATCTGCGAAAATAACGGTTGGAGTGGGATCAACTTATGGGCCGATAACGATACTGACAAGCCGAATAGGTGCAATATTATAGGCAATGAGTGCAACGATAACGACTGGGATGGAATACATATTTGGAGCGATGAAAATAATATACAGGCTAATAAATGCACTGGCAACGATTACGGGGTCTGGATCGGTTATGATGAAGATGCTGGCATACAGGCCGCGGATAACCTTGTTACGAACAACGACTTGATCGGTAACACGGACGGCGCTATAGCGGACGCCGGGGATGGCACGATTACAGATGCCGGGAACCGCGAATAAGGAGGGCTTTTTATGATTATTGTAATAGGCAAAGAAGCAAGGTTTGCGCGCTGGTTGTTTAAGGTGAATATAACACAGCAGCAGAAGCGCGATCTTGGTTGCGCGCGCGCGTGCGGACAGGGCGGCATATACTGTTTCAGCGATCATGATTACAGGCGCACAGAAGAAGAATTGGCTGCTTGGGGAATACCTTTTACCGTGCAGCAGTTGGAGGAACCTGCCGGCTTTAAACATACGCAGGGCAAACGTTACAGTTCGCGCACAGAAGCGCTTAATCATATAGAAAAAGGGATCACGCCTGCAAGCGAAGAAATTAACAACTTAAGGGAGCGCCTTAATGAAGCGGAAAAGTGGGCAGCGGCGGCAGCTTACCGCGTGCAGGCGCTTGATGAACAGCTAAAGAAGCAGCGCTCGGAAAGGAGTGATCAGGATGATGGAGCCGGAAAAGCTTGACAACGATCGCGATAAAGGCGACAGCGAGCATTATTTAACGCGTGCTGAATTTTATCAGTATATGGGCCGTTTTACAACTAAACTTGAAAACCGCTTGACGCTTATGGAAAGCAGACTGGAAAACAAGCTTAACGGCGGCAACGGTAAAAAAAGCGGAGCCGGCTTTAGCTTATTAGGCGGCGATTGTATTAAGGAAAAAATAATACTAATTCTGATTGGAGCGCTTTTAAGTTTGGCCGGTGCTGCAGCCGGTATTCAGTTTTTATCTGAACTGATTTAAGGAGGTGAGCGTGGATGAAAAATTTAGTGCCGATTGAAAAGTGGATCCTTGATTATGGCAAACGTAACAGGCCGTCAACGTTTGAACAGAGTGGGATCTATGGCTTTAAACGGGAGCCGGACGAGATTTGCGTGCATAATACCGGCAACCAATCCCCGACCGCAAACGCGCGCAATCACGCAGCGTGGCTGGCGAACACGGCGGATCTGGTTGTGGGATACCATTACACGATCGACGATGAAGAAATATGGCAGCATATACCGATCAACGAAGCGGCGTGGCACGCAGGCGACGGGCTTAACGGGCATGGAAACCGGTATTCGATCGGGTTGGAAATATGCGAAAACAAGCTGGGTGCAAACAGTTACAGCGCATATCTGGAAGCGGAGGAAAATGGCGCGTGGCTTTGTGCAAAGCTAATTAAAACGGTGCCGAGCTTAAAGCCGTTTCCTGATTGCGTTAAACAGCATTATGACTATAACGGCAAGGATTGTCCGCAAGTTATACGGAACCGGAGCAACGGCTGGCAGGAATTTCTTGATAAGGTTAAATATTTCCTTGATCACTGGGAAGAACCGGAAGAAGATAACATTGTTTGGCAGGTTGCGACCGGCAGTTATGGCGATCTTAATAACGCAAAGGCCGCGCTTTATAGGCTGCTGCACGCAGGCTTTTCGCCGAAGGCTTATGGCATAGAGCGCAACGGGCAGGAGCTTTACAGGGTCGTTGCAGCCGAAAAGAAAACAAGGCAGCAGGCCATTGATACCGTTGATCTGGTTGAACGTTACGCGGATATGAGCGCTTGGGTGGTAAAATATGATCTTAACAAGGGCGAACCGTTGGACTTGGAACCGCGGCCATTGCCGCCGGCAGATGAACCGGAAGATCC